ATCTTCGGAGATCAGGAAGAGTTTCTTCGGCTACAACAACTGCAATTACAGTAGATAGTCGGACTGATTTGGATGCTATTGATATGACAAAAAATCCAAAAATTGCTGTAATGATGCCGACTGGATTATTAGAAGAAAGAACTATTACCGCGATAGAAGCTGTTTTTGAAAAACAAATCGATATAAGTCCTGCTCTTAGTGAAGCTCCGAATAATGCTGCTCAATTTATTATTCAAACCGATGATATTGAAGCTTCTCAATTCCGAGTAATTGGTGTTACCGAATCAGATGGTGAAATTTATGCTGTAAACGCACTTGCCTACAACAGTTCTATTTATGACGCGATAGAACAAAATCTAAAAGTAACTCAACGCGATATTTCTAATTTAACTGAAGCTCCTTCAGCCGTTAGTGGAATTACAGGTTCCGAATATCTATATCAGATGGGACAAGGTGTTTTTGTCGGATTTAATTTAAGTTGGAGTCGTTCAGGAATACAAAACGGAGCCTTAACAAGTGATTATATGGTCGATTATCGGATAGATGATGATAATTGGCAAACCGTATCTTCAGCTTCTCCTTCAGTTAATTTAACGGCCTTAAAAGCAGGTGTTTTAGAAGTCCGAATTGTAGCAAGAAATTTTGTTGGAAAGACGAGTCCTAGTAGCACTGAGACTTTTACTTTACAGGGAAAAATTGCTCCTCCAGCCGATGTTCAAAATTTAACTTTTGAATCGATTAACGATAATTCTGGTCGACTTAGATGGACTCAATCAACCGATCTTGATGTAAAAGTCGGAGGAAAAATATTTATTAGGCATTCATCTTTAACTGATGGCTCGGGAACTTGGAGCAACTCTACCGATTTAATTGATGCAAAAGCTGGAAACGCGACTGAAGCTGTTATTCCAAAAGTAACTGGAGAAGTTTTAGTAAAATTTGCCGATTCTTCTGGAATTTTAAGTACAAATGAGGCGAGTACTATTATTACAGCAGCCGAAAAAAATCAGCTTTTAATTGTTAAGACTCAACGAGAAGATGAGATAAGTCCAACACCATTTAGCGGCAGTAAAACAAATTGTGAATATGACGCGAGTGGCGATGTTTTGCAGTTAAGTGTAACCAGTGGAAGTGTCGCGAGTTCTGGAACTTATAGTTTTGCCGAAACACTTGATTTAGGTGCGACTTATGCTCTTGATTTAGTCCGATATTCGGTTACTAGAGGCTCATTTGTAGACGATAATATAGATAGTTGGCCCGATGTAGATGCAAGATCGGATTGGGATGGTGGCATTATTGATTCGGTTAATAGCAGCCCTCAAGTTAGAACAACAACCGATAATCCATCTGGTTCACCGACTTGGGGATCTTGGCAGCCGCTTGCAAATGGAGTTTTCAGTGGCCGAGGTTTTCAATTTAAAATTGATCTAACAAGTACGACAACTAATCAAAATATTCTGGTAGATCAACTCGGATATACAGCAACATTGGGTCAAAGAACCGAACAAAGTGTTGGAGTTGTTGCAAGTACTACGGCATCAGGAGGGAAAACTATCACATTTTCAAAAGCCTTTTTTACAGGAACTTCGGCATTAGGTGGCAGTACATCGGCTTATCTTCCAAGTATTGGAATCGTTGCACAAAATATGCAAACAGGCGATTTTTTCAGTGTTACTGCTGTTTCTGATACGGCCTTTACTGTTAAATTTATGAATGGAAGTTCGGTAGTAGATAGGAATTTTTATTGGACAGCAGTCGGCTATGGCAAGAGGGTTTAATATTGAAATACGATTTAGGTAATTAAAAGTGGCGATTCACGATTACACAATAGCTAATGCTTCTGGCGCGAGTGTAAGAGTTGATATTCAATCGGCTTTAAGAGCATTAAATTCGGTTAATGGTAATTCTTCGGCTCCTACTGACCAATTGACCGAGTTTACTGCTTGGGGAGATACGAGTAATCACATTTTAAAAAGAAGAAATCAGGCGAACAATGATTGGGTTTCTTTAAGAAAAGCCGATGGAACTGTTTTAATTCCTGATGGTTCGGCAGGAAGTCCAAGTATTCAGCCAGTAGACGATGCAAATACAGGAATATTTTCTCCTTCAGCCGATCAAATAGCTATTAGTTGTGGAGGAACAACGCGCTTAACTGTTACTGATTCGGCTATTACAGCAGTAGAGCCGATTGGATTGCCTGATGCAAATGCGAGTCTTCCTGCTCTTGTTTTTTCTGATGATACCGATACAGGAATTTATAGCGCGAATGCAAATGAATTAAATATTTCTACAGGCGGCACAAAAAGAGTTTCTGTAACAACTACCGCATTTAGTCTTGTTTCTGATCTCGTTTTAGAGAATCAAGCTGATCTTCGGTTTAATGAAGCAACAGCAAACGGCAGTAATTATGTAGGTTTTCAAGCTCCAGCGACAATCGGTTCAAATGTACTTTGGACATTACCCGCGACTGATGGTAGTGACGGCCAAGCAATGATTACAGATGCTTCGGGTACTCTGAGTTGGGGATCAACAGGTGGTGCGGTTGGTGGAGGTACTGATACGATTTTTTATGAAAATAGTCAGACCGTAACTGCTGACTACACAATCACAAACAACAAAAATGCTGGCAGTTTTGGTCCGATTACTATAAACTCGGGTGTAACAGTTACAGTCGGAACTGGTGAAACTTGGACGGTTGTTTAATTTATGAGCCAGATTAAAGTTAATAGCATAATTCCCGTTGCTGGTTTATCTGGCGGAGCAAGTGGTGGAATTATTCAAACTATTCAGACAGTTAAAACCGATCATTTTTCCCAATCTAGTCTGAGTACAGGAACCTATACAAATGATGTGATGACTTTATCCATAACTCCGGCATCTACTAGTAATAAAGTTCTTATAACTGCAAACTTACAAGTTGCATCAAGTCTTACTCAACCGACAATAGGTGCTGTAATAGTACGAGATTCAACTATTGTTGATGGATACCGTGGCCCTGCTGCTGGAAGCCGTGCCAGAATGGGCTCAACAGTTGCCGCTCCTCATCAATCTAATACGATGAACTTGCTAGTGAATTATTTAGATGCACCGAGCACTACTTCTGCAATCACTTATCGTATAAGACTCGTTTCATTATATGGAGAGGCAAGTTCGACTTTATACCTGAACAATTCGGGATCGGACCCAGACGAAGCGTATGGTATGAGATGTAGTTCTCAACTAATATTACAGGAGGTGTCGGGATGAGTTTAGATCATGCGGCAATTAGAAAAGCTTATCCGAATGTCGTCATTGTTGATGATGGTGCAGGGGCTTTTGATTCTAGTAATAATTCGGTTACGTTAGAACAATCAAAAGTTGATGCGGCAAGAGTAGCTATAGATGCAGAGAAGGCAGCCGTAAAATATAAAACAGAAAGAGCCGATTCTTTTGCTTCTATTGGCGATCAATTAGATATGCAATATTGGGACGCGATAAACGGAACAACGACATGGAAAGACCATGTTGCTAAAGTTAAGTCGGACAATCCAAAACCATGAGCACATTAAAAGTCAACACATTACAAAACGCCTCAGGTGGGAATAGTATTGGTAATGTCGGCAAAATTATTCAAGTTGTATCTACAGTTAAAAAAGACACAGCAAGTTCGACTGTTTTAAATGATGCGGCTGATCCTTATTTCTTTCTTACTCTTAATATTACTCCAGCATCGGCAAGTAATAAAATTTTAATTTATGCGTATGCAACGGTTGGAAGTAGCGGAGGTACGACTTTTAGATACCAAATAAATAGAGACTCAACACCTGTTGATATTGGAGATACTGGTGATGCTTCCGAATCTAGGGCAACATCGGGTACAAACATTCAAGAAACTTGGGAGATAGCTAATATTGCAACTATGAATTTAGATTCACCTAGTACAACAAGTCAAATTACATATAAACTCGGACTTTCAAATGGAACATCGGGTTATACATGGTACATCAATAGGTCATCAACTGATGGAGGTAGCCAGTATGTTAGAGGTACTTCAGGAATTTTATTAATGGAGGTCGCAGCATGACTTTAGATCACAACGCGATTAGAAAGGCTTACCCGAATGTCATTAGTATTGATGATTCAAGAGGAGCCTTCGATAAAGACGGCAATAAAATTGATCTTGCTCAATCGGCCATTGATAGTGCTCGAACAACATTAAATGCCGAATATGCAGCAGTTAAGTATAAAGATGACCGAAAGGCTGCTTATCCAGAAATTGGCGATCAATTAGACAATATATACAAAGCAATTGATGCCGATTCTGATTTGAAAACTAAATTTGCTGTTTTTCATGCGGCAATCAAAGCTGTTAAAGACGCACATCCAAAACCATGAGCACACTTAAAGTCAATACAATCCAAGATACAAGCGGTAGTTCGGGTTCAACTCCTGTTCAAATAGAACAAGGCCGTGCAAAAGCTTGGGTAAATTTTAATGGCGAAGGAACATTAGCACTTCGAGATAATTATAATGTAAGTTCTGTAACCGATAATGGAACAGGAGATTATACAATTAATTATTCGGCATCAATGAGTAATGCTAATTATTGTGTAGTTGGACTTTCAGGAGATGAGGCAGTAAACGCAAATCAAGGTGTGATTTTCGGTGCAAATGCTAGTCTATCAACGGGAAACTGTAGGATTAGAACTGGATCGGGTGGCGGATATAATGATAATTACATGGTAATGATCGTGGTTTATGGAGATAGCTAACCGATTCCTACTAAACTAAAAGAAAAAACTAATGGGTAATTCCGACAAACGCATTATTTACACAGACGACAACGGCAATGTCTGTGTTGTTGTTCCTTCCGACAATTGTGGATTAACTGTTGAACAAATCAAAGACAAAGATGTTCCTAGCGGTAAAACAGCTACAATCGTAGATAAATCGGCTGTTCCTAGTGATAGGACTTTCCGTGATTCTTGGACATTTACTCCTTAAATCGACATGGGATTTGGAATTGACATGGCGAAAGCCCGTGAAATTCATAAAACAAACATCCGAGCTGCAAGAGTTTCTAAACTTGCCGAGTTAGATGTTGAATTTCAAAAAGCACAAGAAACAAGTGCTGATACTTCGGCCATTGTTGCTAAGAAACAAGCATTAAGAGATGCACCAGCCGACTCTGCTATTGCTTCGGCATCCGACACTGCTGCCTTAAAAGCTCAATGGAATACGGCTATTTTAGGTACAACACCATACAGCTAACCGATTCATGGCAATTGATCCCGGAACTTATGACATGAAGATCCAACGAAGATCGGATCATAATTTTCAAGCGACTTTTACAGATAAGACTTCGGGTGCAGCTATTAATTTAACTGGATATACGATTCAAGGTCAGGTGTGGGATACAGCTAGAACTGCTAAAGCTGCCGATATAGGTGTTACTTATACCAATAGAACTTCGGGTGTTGTTGATTTCGCTTTAACCGATGCACAGACTACAACTTTCACTTTGAACGAGTATAAATATGATCTTTTGTTTACTAATTCGGCTGGCCTAAAAGAATATTGGCTAGAAGGAACGATCTATATGTCTGAGGGTTACACGGCATGACACAAGTAAATATAACGACAAATAAAAACGTAGTCACAGTTAATGAGCTCGATAATTCAGTCATTACTGTCGCGACTCAAGGGCCACAAGGAACGCCGGGAATTGATATATCAGATACTAATCGCGT